AAGAAATTTAAAACCGTTAGGAGTATGACTATAATGCGCTAAGAGATAGAGGAATTTTAGAAATATTTTAAATTCATTGATGGGGATAAAGTTAAATATTATGTGGACGTGTCGAAAGAGAATGATATCCCAATCGTTTCAATTAATGGATAAGAATTTGAGCTATAATATTATTGGGATTATGAGGAAGTTAATCTCATATCCAGAATACTTTATTGTATAATACCTGGATTATTTTAAGTAATCCATAAGGAAATTGATACTGATTTAGTTCATGATTATGCAGGATTTCACTTCACTTATAATAAAAAGTATCGTGAGTTAGTTAAACAAATAACTAATTGTGACTATGTATTTGTAGACAAGGATGAAGTTTGTAGGGCAATAACTGATATAACCTACACAGAGCAACCATTTGTGTAATATAACAAGACTGTCAGGACCGATACATAAGTTGACTTACATAGTTTATCAAAAATTCTATGTACTAGAGATCAAAAGTATAAAAGATATGAGCCATTAAAATATAATCCTGTGGGTCTAAACGTTGACCAATGGAAATATAATCCCACAAATAAATTTAGAAATTTAATAAACGAAGGAATGATAAATTTACCCGATGACTTTAATTATGACTAAGACATAGAATTACAATATGACAAGGATATTAGTCTGATCGGAATGTAAGATGATGAGGATTACTCATTTATAAACAAATAAACCATTAAAGAAGTGCTAAATGAAAGTTTATCTGAATCAGATGATGAATGTATATTGAAGGTTTAAATTAAAAAAGATAGATCATGCAAGTATTGGTTGGATAAAAATAAATTTGATGTCTCAAGTAAAAATTTTACGATACATGATCAAATACAAATAGAGGAAGACTTATATGTTGACTAAATTTGTTTGAAAAGTGCCACTTAAAGATTCAATAATTAATTGAATAAGAAAATGAAGGATTATGTTGTATATGTAGAAGGTGAGCGATAAATATGGCATAAAATATGTAAGGAAGAGTTGCTTTAATATAGAACATCTAGATATAATGCTTAAGTAAAAGCTGGAATTCGTAGGAGACATAGTATTGATGTTACATATACTTACCATAATGGTATAGAGGAATGTATTATACCTAGTAATATGTGTGGAAGAGATATAGAATATGATATTTTAGATAAAGGAAAAATTATAAACCCACCAAAAATATTCTATTTGCATCGTTTTATCATAGGATATGCAATGGACTTTAAATATGATTACTATAATAATGAGTGGAAAGAGTGGCAATTTTCCAAAAGAATATCCGATGGTTTCTTAATGAATATTTTTGATACTGTAATATCCAAAACATAACAATTTGATTTGAAAATAAAAACGTTTATATCTATGCGTTACTGGAAATGCAAGGATGAAATAAACCATTATAAATATAATATGATTAAATATGATTTGGAATTAATTGAGCGAAATAAACAAAGATATCATTTATCCACTGATGACCAGTAGAAGATAATAAAATTAGAAACCATTATGACACCAAAACAAAAACTTCTATTGGACATAGAGTGCATCAGGATTTAGTATTAAAGAATGAAGAATAGACTGCTGATGTAGTTCTATTAATAAATCGTAAAAGAAGTTACCGCTTACTAGAGTAATGGATAAATGAGTTATAAATTAAAGAAAATGATTATGAATGATTTTAAGGAACCATCCCTGCATATTTATAGTACTTATAAGAATAAGATATAAGATAGAATAATTAAATACGGAACCGAGATTCAATAATAATCATATAAGAAACCTGAGATATAAATGGACAAAATATTACCTGAGGTTTTTCTAAAAAATGAAATTTATGACATAGTATTTAATCCGTGGATAACTAAAATAGAAAATGGACTCTTAAATGTTAATAACCAATAAAGTATCATACCAAATATAGTTTAAGATAAACCTATTATATAGGACAAGCCAGAAGCGGATATCGGTCCACAAATAATGTAAGATGGTTAAGATTTCTAGGATATAATGAGGCCTGTAATCAAGCTCAAAAAATAATAATAAATAAATCCCATCGTGTAACCATTAAATATAAACGACTTCAAAAACAACATCGAAGATTCGTTTATTTTTCCATCAAACATATAGACTTTTGTAAACAAATAAGAATAGGATATATAGGTAGTATAATAACCAAAGGTGGAATACAATTTCGGGGTGTAAATTTAAGAAAATTAATTATGTTAGATATAACAAGATGACCCCTTTATCACAACAATATAATAAAGTTAAAATATTGTTGATTAATAAATCGCTATATAGTAATTAACTATATAGGATGTATAATCAGAACCAAAATTTGATTCTGTCAATAAATAAGTAGCCACTGAAATTATTGATTTAGGAATTTTAGAAAATATAACACCCACTGAAGAGTGTAAGGTAGAGTGTGTATCATTTATTAATCTATAAAGTATTAATAATAGCGTTGGATCTATTAATGTAGTATAAAGAAGAAATAGTGTGCCATCTGTTTCATCAATGGAATCATCTTAACATGTATCGGACTCTGATATATCTTAAGTGCCAAGTACGGAGTTATTTTTTGATAACCTAGCATCTTTACCAGTATAAAATAAAGGGTATTAGAAACAGAATTAAAATGTACCAAAGTCAATATTTTCAAAAAATGAATGTGATATATAAGAATCAAGTTCTTTGACAATGGCCCGACAATAAATACTACAAACACAAGAAAATGAAAAAGAAATAAATATCATAGAGAATAGAGGATCAAGGATAATCTAGAATTTTAAGAAATATGTTTCAGATTATGATAATTAATGGATTAGTGATAATTTTGAGTAAATATAGGAGAAATCCCGTATCAAATTTCGTGTATGGTCTGAAGACATAAATAGAATCAAATATGATGTTTAATAGCGGCAAAAAGTGTGTGTTGTAGATATAAAATCATTTTTCAAAAGAATAATGAATACAATCCGTATAGAATTTAATATAACGGGTATATTTGAGACAGCTGTACTTCATTTAGGACAGCAATTAATAGCATCAATCTATAGTACCTAAATGAATACCTTACCGATCAAGTCAACCAAGGGGAACCCATCATTACGGACAGTTGGTAGTAAAGGGCACACAAAAATTGTTGCAATGCCTCGTGGTCCTTTAAACAAAGATTTTTTGTTAATATTAAATAAATATGGATTTGATGTGTCAAGAGAAACATTAGAGAAAAGTTGTAATTAAAGCAGTGGACACCCATGTATGAGATATTCAATAAACCTCATGATTATTGAGGCATTAAATATGTGTCTTAGTATCATTTTTAAGACACCCATAGACGTTAATGATGAAACTATACATTATATTATAGATTTGGGCAGCAAATTTTAATAATTGAAAACGCTCTTATTCGACTTTTTCAAGTAAGTGTATGATGTGTATACCAAAAACGATGATGATGAATATGTAGTCGATGATGATATTGTTGAAAGAGCTAAAGATTGGTTTAAAAAACGTGTCATTTTCATTCCCGTAAGACCTAATGTCGAATAATATGATCGTGCATATTATGAATAAAATTTAGATAGTTATCGTCAACCGCGACATTGTCATGACTCCATTAGGCATTTGATGCCAGAATTTAGAGAACCGTTTTAAGGAACAATTCAGGAGTATGAATAAACCTGTGACTTTGAACTAATCAAGGACTTATAGCGTAATAAGTTGTGCAAGGTTAGTATACTTTGCTTAGATGTTCATTATTATTTGAATGGATGGAAACCTAGTATCGAGTGTAATATTTTTGTCGCTGGCGGACATTTCTATCCATTTGTAGGCCTATATGATTTACCATTTAAAGAGGGATAATATTCCATAAGTAATTAATATGAAAACATTAGCGAAGGTAAATATAAAACTGTGCTGCATATGAAGACATAAGGGTAAGAAACCGTATATAAGCATAGTCTAGTTGATGTACCGTGCAAATCTAGGGTTATTGATTATGGATGGTATTAGCATTTCTTCTCTTTTATATGTTACAGAATTGGTGATAAATCACCTTTTCTTGAAATAACCGTCCCTCCTATTTAAATATAATCTAATTGTAGTGTATAGTCAGATTATTTGTATAACTACTTCGTTAATCTTGGGACTGTAGGAACATAATTAGTTAATATATAATAATAAATACGTTATTATCAACCGAAAACCGCATGTAAATTAGGAGTCCATAATGTAACCGTTAACTAAGATGAATTATAGCTAAGATTATGGTCCTCTATTATTGGTAGAACAACTTTCGACAATTTTAAAATAAATAATTAGTGGAATTTCATTCAATTATTTAAGTCAACAAAGGTTAAGTAACACAATGCCACTATAAATGATGCCCTTATAGAGTATAACCCCTGGAAAAATTTTATTAATAGTTTTAAGATTAAGTTTGGAGATTAGGCTCTAATTACATTGGAACGTTATTATTATTCAACTTAAAATGATGGATTTGAGCGAGGAATGTTTGGGGCAATATCAAAGAGTGTAAGTTTATATTAAGCTCTAACGAATATACCTGTTTGTGACTTTCAGAAATAAGATATAGAATAAATAGATTAACTATAAAAATAATTAGTCACATAAAAACCATATGTTTTACCATACAAGGATAATAAATATACCGAAGATATTAAATATTATTATGCAAAACCAATATCAGAAAGTGATATTAAAGGAAAAGATGACGTTAATCCGTAATTATTATCAAAGAAAGTTGAATATGCTGATAATTTTGACATAAATAAAGATCTGATTATAAAATGGATTAAAAATCACCCTGAACCAGTCAGCATATATAAGAAGAAATTATATCCTATGTCGAATAATTGTAAATGCACTCCAACAGGTTTTTAAATATTAAAGAAGTTCTCAACTAAGTAAATAGAGTATGAATGGTCATCCAAGTGCGTTCAAAATAAAATATATGCACTTCATAATCGTTAATTTGCATCCATGCCAAGAAAAGATGAAAAATACGTTATATAACTATATCAAACAATGGGGAGACTATTACCATATTTTAAAGACAGATTGTCAAAATTAGATTGGTAACACGTTACATAATAGTCCCCATGGGACTGGCTGGACAGTAAAACAACTTTCAGTGATTCAAAAAAGAAAAAGTATCGTGATACAATTTTAAAATAAATGAAAAATCCGAATACTAACTATTTATCCTCATATGATACAATGGTTAAAAGTGGTGAGACTTATTACTCTGATGATTTTAAAATAGATGAACACGGATTTTTGTAAGGCAGAAAAGATCGACCACGTAATGTCTGTACTCCTGCTCCTAGCGGATGTGGAATGTTAACATTCCTTTAAAGTATGTTATGGGATAATATAAAATAAATATTCCCCGGTTTTATGCAGGGATACTCCAAAAAATAAATGAAGGAGGTCTTTATTGAATAATTAAGTAACATAATGGAAGGGAATGATTAAAATACGGTCAAATCAATTAGTATGGACTCTGCAGCCTTTGATTCCTCATAGCATGGTTACTTGTAAAGAATAGTCGATAACCCAATATGGACATGCATGATAGAAGAATTATTTAAACATTTACCACATAACAATCATTTTAATAATGTTAATCTAGATATAATGAAGTAATGCATTCTTAGGGATATCAATAATAATGAAAATATTATGTTCATTAACATCCCCGAAATTAACAATAAATAAGAATGGCCAGCAGATATTTAACGTATTTGGAATAGAGATTGGTCATAAAATGGTAGATATAGTCCTGAAATAAGAGAAAATTGGTTATATTATGTTTTAGACGGTACCACATTTAGCGGTGATCCGATACACACCACAATGGGTAATACATTTCGTAGTTTAGTTTATAAGTGGTGTGATTTGGAAATAATAGGGGTATCAGATCC